ACTGGCACCGATGATACTTTTCACATTGATGAGTTTATGAGTGCTTGGGGATGACAACAACACACAAACTCATCTTCATTAGTTCTTTTGTTTGGTTTCTTCACTGGGGTTCATGTCTTACATCTGCGCTTCTGGATATGGTTATTCTAAGAAACTCTGTGAGGATGTTACCTCTTGGTTTCTGAACAAGTATTTCCCACGCCATAAGATCAGAATTGATATTGTTCATCGTGGATTGAAACGTGAACACGTTTATGGATATTGTGACACTGCGGATGAATCTTATCGCCCACGCCACTTTCTGATTGAACTGGACACCTATATGTGTAAGGAGTTGTATACAAAAACTCTTTTACATGAACTGACGCACCTGGCACAGTGGATACGTGGTTCCCTGCGCTCCCGTTACGGAAAATTGTGTTATTGTAAAGAACCAGTGGAAAAGTATGAGTATTGGCATCAACCACACGAGGTAGAAGCACGATATATGGAAGAAGAACTGTACCACGAATACTTGTTAGACAGAAATCTTGTGACAGTTGGCGAAGTGGTACGGTCCTTTCCAAATCGCCTGACACAGGTGCTATGATACTTCGTATCAACACAGAACACCAATGACCGACGAACAACGCACCGACATTGTTGAAGATCAACTGGACCACATTTACGCACTGTGTGAGAGTTATGCGGAGGTAGACGAGGAAGATAATGTTCGCGCACTGTACGAAGAATATGGGGAGTGGTTTGAAGCCCAGGAAAACGATAACGGAGCCTATGTTGTAATGTGGGCTCCGAACTGGACCGAGTGTACCAGTTGAGGAACTGGACCACTGGGGGTTCTGAACCCCCATTTCTGCCCTATAATAAGAAGGTAATCAAGGGACGCCCCGATGCAACTGACCTCCAAAGGCAAATCTCAAGCAATGGTTGTTGAGTTTCGCCCCCACAACATTCTCACCGATAAGTTTGTTTATACGCTCAAGTTTATGGGTGAATCCAAATCTATGCGGTTGATGAACCGTAAGGAAATGATTGAAACTGTTGCTGCTCGCCTTGATATTGGTTATGAGGTTACCGACTTTCTAACCGAACCTCAGGAATATTTCCCCTGTTCCTGCTGATGTTTTACTTTTTTGCTCTGATTGTAGTCCTCATCCACAACATCTTTTCATGACTAACTTCACTGGTGTTTTCCTGACTGTTGAGAATCACGGTTGTGTTTATACTATTTGTACCGAAGGTGAATTGTTCTATGCCCCTATTCTTGCCAATGGTAGTGTGAACTTCAATGAGTTTGATGTGTTCTACTTTGAAGAGGAAATGACTAGTGAAGAGCGCGATGAGATGGAATCAATTCAGGGCGCATTGATTGATATGATGCAGCGTGCTGGGTTGTATTTCCAGCAACCTGTGGCAGTTTGAGAAGTGGCACACAAGGGCATCTGGGAGCGCCTGGATGCCCTATAATAAGAGCATCGACAGGGAAATCCCCATGAACGACACCGAACTCCGCGAACTGCGCCAGATCATCCTGGAAGAGGTTGAGGACATGGACATCGAAATGCTCAAGCGCATCGCTTATGAGTGCCGTTGTGAAGAGAACGGTATCTATCCTGATCAAACTTACATTCGCTGGTGATGATTACTCAAGAGGACAGAGAGTTTGTTGACTTTCTTTTCGGCAAACTCCTCAAGCACACTGACACTGATATGATTGATCTACAGGATGATGATTCCTGTGATGATCACCTTCAATTCAATCAACTCTCTTTGTTCTGATGAAACTCTCCCATTCTTCTGTTACCAAGATTGCTGATGCGATTAAACCAGCAATCATTGAGTATTTGATCAGTGATGACAATGTCACTCAGGCACTACAGGATGGTGTTGCCGAAGGTATTCGTGCTATAATGGGTGATATGGACGATGATCTCTTTTTTGAGATTGGTATGTTAGTATTTGACCGCATCGAATTTAAGTGATGGAATTTGAAAGCAGCATCATCGAACTTTCCAAGCGAAAGTTACAACTTCTCAAAGAGGTTGATCAAGTTAATCGTGAAATTGAGTTTCTACGAAAACAACAGGAGGAATATGACAGAAACGCAAGTGAATCTTAATGTTCATGAGATTGGAGTAATTCTTTCCGCTCTACAACTCTTGACATCGCGTGATGAGAATCAAATTGCCAAAGAATATGGTAGTGCGAGTACGCTTCACAACCGATTAAGGGAAGTGTACGATAATATGGATCAAACCTCAGTTTCTTTTCGCTATGATGTTGAACCCTCCTTCTAACATGAACGACGAAGACATCAAGCAGTTTCTTTCTGCCTTTGCTGATTTTATGGATCACGCCGAAGAAAACATTCACTCTTATGAGCAGTGGAAGGAAGCAGAAGAATATACTAATCAGTTTTATGAGAAGAAAGCATCGGAGTTGGAAGTGACGGTGGACTATTATATGGCAGAATTTCTATGAATGAGAAAACGAAGTTACATCTGGCACTGATTCAGGTTCAGAACATCACATCACTTCTAAAAGACAATCAGTATGAGAGTTTTTTCTATAATAAGTTAATTGGTATTCAGGTTGAGATTCAACGGCAACTCTCATTGACAAATCGTTCAAATTCAATTACAATTAAGGAGTAATTTACACAAAACAATGGCAGAAAAGTTTCTTTACATCGTTGAGCACTTTGTTCCTTTCCCCCAATCAGAATATGGTGGAGTCTGGAATGTAATTGCATCTGATGATGATGAGTGTTTTGATTTGATTACGGAAAGGGATCAAGAGTTCAATGTTAAATACTATGGAAATCTGAGGAACAACATTCAGAATTCTACGGTTCTGGCACTTGAAGGTCAATTAGAATCGGGTATTGTTGAGGAATTTACTACCTAATCAAATGGAAAATCTTTATCGCATTGAAGAATACACCACAACTGGATGGGGTCTTATTGAGCAGGATGCTGTAAAACTGCCCAGACACATCGCAGAAGAAAAACTCAATAGACTGATGGCAATGGGGCACAATCCCAATTACCTTCGTGTCGTGGTTGATAATGCTTGAACTTCCTCATGACTTTCCCCACAAAGCTCCAAAAGGATACAGATATGAGACGTTACAATTTAAACGTAATGTTGTTTCAATTTGGACTGTTCATCAGCGTGGGTTTGTTTACAATGGTCATAATGAATGTCATTGTATCTGGGGATTCTACAACACAAAAGAACGGCAGTATTACGCGCCTATCAATTCCACCAAGCAAGGTGATCAGGTAGATATAAACTCTACTACCCCGTATACGGCAATGCCACTTAATCTAAATCCTTTAGAAGCAGCATTTCTATGAGTAAGTACATCCCTCAAATCAATGAATATGTTCGTTGGGAAAAAGGTAAGTACAGTGTAGAGGGATGGGTCTATTTCAAGGATCAAGAGTATTTGACAATTGAGACGCAAGTAACACCAAAACATCCAGAAGATCTTAAACACGGTACACATCACAGAAATGAAAGAACTTTAGTTATATGTTTTCCAGAGTCATGGCATCAACTAAAGTATGTAAAAACAAGAAATAGTATTTACGAAGAAAAATGAGTCGCTATAGAGAACCTTTATTTCCAGTTTCAGTATATCATGGTACTGTAGAAGATAATGGTAGAATCAAGGAACTTATGCTTCCCTTGATTAAAGAACATTCTGGTAAACATAAGGTTGCCCCAGAAGGGTGGTTGACCAACAAACTCATAACATCATTTGATGACGAAGAGTTTGGTGATATGTTAAAGGGTGATAGTGATGTATCCGTAGAAATTCGTAATCAATACATAAAAGCACTGGGATTATTCTTCGAAACCACATTTAGTTGTGCGATTGAAGATATGTGGTATAACTCATACTCTGATGGAGAATATCAAGAAGCACATACTCATTTTGGTTCGTATAGAACTCCCAACCATTATGCTTGTGTTCACTTTTTAAATTTTGATACTCAAAATCATGAACCACTAACATTTCTTGATCCACTTCGTCACGTTCGGGCATCATCCCATGAATTTTCTGGATTTGGTGGATATTCCGATAATTATAAAGTGAGGGCAAAAGAGGGTGATATTGTAATGTTTCCAGCATATCTGGAGCATGAGGTTAGACCAGGAAAACCAACCCCAAAGTATCCGAGAATCACAATATCATTTAATGTAAGAATCGAATCATTTGGTGACGAGGAGGAGGAAAACAATAATGGACCAGAATAATCCAGTATTAGTATCCGATGACTATTTTACTGATCGTCGGCATTATTTTATAATGAACTATTGTGAAAAATGTTCTTTTCACTATGGTGAAACTGATAATGGTACGACTCCTCCAACAGGATTAATTCATGAAATAAAACCATCCGAAGAAATATACACATTACTTGAAAGTAGGATCAAAAAATCAATGGGTCCTGATGATAGTAAGTATCAACTCTATCGCATGTATGTAAACTGTTTTGCACCATCCGAGAATCCATATTTTCACACTGATGGACCAGAGGGTGATCTAACATTTCTATACTATCCAAACTTTGAATGGAAACCAGATGATGGTGGAGAAACTCAAATTTATATTGGTGATATGATAAAAGGTGTTCCACCAATACCAAATAGAATGGTGATGTTTGATGCTTCACTTCTTCATCGAGCAACAGCATTCCGTGATCGACATCGTTTTACTATTGCCATTAAATATAACTTGCTGGATAAATAAAAAAAAGTTTATCTTTATAAATGGCAACTGCTAATAATTCCACCACAAAATTTTCTGGCGCAAATAGTGAGATTAAACTGAGTGAAATCAGAAACTTTTTTGGTGGAAATACGAATAATGTGAGATTTGGAAAGTATTATAGAAAAACATCGACCTCAATTCCTACAGGTAGTTTTCAAAGCGGAAGTACCACACAGTCATCATCCTCTTCAGATCCCAATTATGTTCCAAATGCGACTGAGAACTCTACAATTCCTAGTTCTCAGTCAAATATGGCATTCAGTGATTTTAGAGGAAATGGTAATAATGGAGTCATAAAAGAATATAGTGTTCTTCAAACGGGTAGTGATGAAGAACTCAGTATGGCAACTGATATTGCTTGGAATAGTAATTTAGATAAGAATGTTCCAAAAAGAGTAATCATTCAAGGAAGAGTTTTTAGTAATGATGGACCAACAACTTGGGACGGATCTGGATATGATCATGGTAACGGTGCGGCACTGAGACTTAGTGCAGAGGCATATAATCTTAGAATTGAAGTAGATACTGCTACAAATAGTACCATCAATAACAATAATGCTGCTGGAATATTCGGTGCTGCTGGTCTTGGTGGTAGTCCAAATACACAGGCAGAAGCAGGTGGTACTGCCGTATATCTCAAACAAAATTCAAATGTTTCCGTAAATACCAATGAAGGTAATAGCACGGATATTATTTTAGATGCCTCTAGCGGACGCGTTTATGCTGGTGGAGGAGGTGGACAGGGCGGAAGAGATGGTAATAGTGCATCTACGGCACAGTGCCGTTTTAAAAGAGTAACTAATACTGAAACTGTCACCAACTCTGGATTCACAATTCGTAGTGCCCGATTCGCCTGTTATAACAGTGCTTCAGCTAAATGTGGTGAAAATAAAACTGTAACATTCAATAATTTCCAAGGAAATCAGAATGTTCAGGCACAAAACTTCCCTAATCAGTTATTTGATCTAACTGGAACTGCCGTAGACCACAAGTTAGGTTGGGGCAATTCTATGTGTAATGGAAGTGGAGGAAGATGTAGATGTCGTGGTGGCGGTCGCGGTAGAGGATGTGATGCCTCTAGCGGATGTTATAATAACATTACTAAGATATGTAGATATGAGTTTACATTTAATGGAAATTCTGGACAGGGTGGTCAGGGTGGACAGGGTGGAAATGGAGCAGGACATGGTGCCAATACACCCAATAATGGTCAAAATGGAACTAATGGATCCACTTCAACTTGTAATACAGTTTGGTATGGTAATACTGGTGTTGGACAGATTGAAACAATAGGTGGTGGCACTGGAAATGATGGCGAACAAGGTGCTGCTGGTGGAGCATTCGGACAGGCAGGAGGAAACTCAACAAACAGAGCAAATAGTACCGATAAGGGTGGAAAGGCAGGACATGCGATATATTCAAATACCAAGAGTAAGGTGAAGTACATTGGAAACACCAATATCAAGGGTCTACTCAATAATGCCACTGCTTTCTGACCTAATATAAATTATTGTGTTATAATTAGATAAAACTTTTAACTTATGGAACGCGATGAACTGTGTAAATTCACATATAAGTTTTTATGTGAATTTATTGATAATCCACCATCATCATGGACATTATACGAGGAAGAGCAGAGAAGGAAAGAAATATGTTTGAATTGTGACTTATATCTTCCTGTTCGAAATGCTTGTAAGGAATGTGGGTGTAATATTCCTGCCAAGATATCGGAACCAATGGAAACATGTCCATTAGGGAAATGGGGACAACACTACGAAAGTTTTGAAAGGTTTATCTTTAATGAAATTGAGACGGCAATCAATGGAGAATCAGGAACAGGAGATGATCAAGGGTGAATATGATCATTTCATTGCCATGTACAGAAATGCGCTTCCATTAGAATTTTGTGAAAGTGTAATTGATACATTTGATCACTATCACCGTACCAATTCGGTATATTGTGAGAACGGGCAATTTCCAGAAACAATTGCTGGTCGATTTGATTGGGCAATGGATTTATCACACATGGCTTCATCAATCAATGGTATGGTGGAGCGCGATTTGAATGATGTATTAATGGAGTGTTTTGCTGATTATGTGAACACCTATGGGCATTTAAAAACATCATCATTTTATAGTACTTGTCAGAAAGTACAGAAGACTCCTGCTGGTGGTGGATATCATGTATGGCACGATGAGAACACGGCAGTATCACATGCCACTCGAAAGGTTGTATGGATGTTTTATTTGAATGATGATTTTGAGGGTGGAGAAACGGAGTTTTTATATTATCATAAAAGAATAAAACCAGAAGCTGGAGCACTACTACTTTGGCCAGCAGGATTAACACATGCTCATCGTGGTGGACTAGTTCTTTCTGGTACAAAATATGTTATAACGGGGTGGTTCAATGTCACAGGAGAATAATCAGGGGGAGGACAAGTTCCCATCACTGGTACAACAGGGAAAGAATTTATTAGGACTGGCAAAGGATATTGGATCCGATGCTCTCACTGGATCCTCAATATTTGTTGATAAATTTGAGGAACAGAGAAGATATGATATTTGTCAGGGATGTGATAGTTTCGATCGTATTCGAAAGAGATGTAAGAAATGTGGATGTTTCATGCAGAAGAAGGTTGCTTTCAGTTCTGCCGAATGTCCATTAGGAAAATGGTGATGAAATAAATAAGAGAAAAAACATCAAGGAACGATGAAGACTTATAAGGAGTTTCAGGAAGCAGCAGCACTCGCGGCACCATTAGTCGGATTAGGTGTTCGTGCTGCCGCTCCATTAGTGACTGGTGCTATTGGTGCTGCCGCGAATATTCTAAAGGCAAAAGGTGAGACAACTCCAAGAACTCCTAATGTTCAACGTCCTTCACCCAAGATTACTGCTGCCGATGCACAAAAGCGTCAGGCAGCGGCGGATCGTAGAGCAGCGGCACAGGAAAGAACGACGGAAAGAGCAAAGCAAGGTATTGATAGTTTGATTGGTTCTGATGCCGAAAGAAAGGCAGCGGCACAGGCAAGAGCAAATCAACCACAGATTCAACAACAGTTAAGAAGACAGAATCAAAGAGCAAGAATGTCACGGGCAGCAGATAAGTTGGGATTAGACTGATCACATATAGAACCACATATAACCTTTATAAGTGTAACGCCCATTACTCTTCAGTGCTTTATAAAGGTTAGATGAATTGTTATTCGGACAGATCTGTTTAATTGCCTGTGATATTGATTCAAAGTAGTATTCGTCCCAAGTAATACGATGTACTGCTTTAATCTTCCTTTTCTTGGTTTTGTGTTCTAACATCTTCCATCTATAACCATATGCGGTTCTTCCCTTCTTGGCAGCAGTTAATATATTGGTATTGTTTCTTCTATCTCCAGTAATATCTTCTGCCGCATCTCTTGCACTATCATAGTTAATGGTTTCACCCGTTTCTATGTTTAGTCCCTGTAGTTTAATACCAGAACTTTTACCATTACCTCTGTTCTCTGCTGAATAGAATCCCCAATTTTTATTGATTTCTTTAATGGGTTCTATTACTTCTATGATATCTTCTTTCTCAATAACTTCTATATCACCATTGTATTCTGGTTTATATTGATCTATCCAATACTGTTCTCTCTCATTTAATATACTCTCATTACAATCATCTAATTCTTTAATCATAAAGTTATGATTACCATCCTTACGCATTGCCTTGTGTAAGGGTTCCTGACTCATACGTATCGCACTCTGTATGTGGTGTTGCCAGACTTTATTCTGGGATAGGAGTGATTGACCGATGTATTTGTATCCGTTGTTTCTATTGATGATGATGTAGATGATACCCTGAGACATTAGTATTGTATACTATTATTAATTCATTGTATATATTTAATAATGTATTGTATATTATCATTTTTCTCAAGACTCCGGCAAATTCTTTATGATTCTCAATAAGTACTCTGTAATTGATAATAAATAAGTGGTTTTATTGAGAATAATATGTTCTAATACTCTATAATACCTTCTAATCCCTTATAAATCCTTCTAATACCTTCTAATGC